AATTTTTATTTATATTCATTTTTTTTACCTTTCATTCTTTTTTTATTAAGTTTTAATACAAGTATTTAAAATATAGATCTGTTAAAGTTAACAACATAAAATAAGCTACACAGCATACATAGACTGTTATAGATATGTGGCTCATGTAATGTAATAACAAATCATCATTATATCTATTATTTTTTAGCCTGTTATTATACATCAAACAAAGACCCTGTATAAATAATCCACCTATTAAAATAATTGTAATTGTAAATATTAATATTATCATTTTTTATATCCTCTCTGTTTAGTGAATTGGGATCACTATTTTAACATCATTAAATTGGTCCAGGCCACATGCATGGCCAATCTTGGTACAGTCTGAACATATACCACCACAAACAAAATATTTATCATGGCCCATCTTTTCTTTTATTAACTGTCTTTGAGTTTTATCTCGATTAAATCCTGATTGATTTTTACCTATATCAACAGCTAAAAACTGGCCCCTTACAATAGATAAATTATCCTGGAACCATTTAAATTGATCATCAAAAAACCCACCATTTGACAAATTTAATTTATAGTTATCAGGATATACAAAACCTTCCTCGTGAAGTTGTTTAAATAGTGGCAATGATTTGGAGTAGCCATAGCACCTTAAAACAGGATATTTTTTAAGCAAGTTCATCCAATTTTTTAGGTCCTCTTTAGTCGAGAAATCACCATCAACATACAAGCGAAAATCAATCCTATCATGTTTTTTAAATTGATTGCTGTTAATTAATTCGCTCATGTACTCATCGATAATATGAAAGTAACTATCAACTAAAATTGTATTTCTAGCCTGTTTGAAATAGGCCCTTGGATATCTCCAGGCCTTGAGAGAATAACAAAATTTTAAACAGCTATCAGCACCCATACAGTTAACAATTGGTAAGTTACTAAATGATAAGAATTTTAATTTACTGTTGCCATTTGGATTAAGTACTAATTCAGCTTTTAAATGTGATTTTATTACAGCAATATCATTAGATTTTACAGCATGTAAGAAACTAATAAATTTCATACTATCAGCTTCCCATGTCATATTTTTATAAGCTTTCATGGGATTTCTAGAGATATTATTCTCTAGTAATGTAATGACCCTGTCATATTCTCTGAACTTAATTAAACTAGATATTCTAGTCAAGAACTCTCTATTATATAATGTTTGATTGTTATTCATTTTCATTCCTTTTTTTTTATTATTTATATCGAGTAACCAACTCAATATTTAAAAACTTCAAATTGAAGCTGTATAATATTACAAGTTTACATATTTAACATGCAAGAACTTTTTTTAAATAATTAATAAAATTTATATATTTTTATATAGTTATCGAGGGGCCAGGATCAATAAATATTTTTTATTTTTTTTTAAATTAATATCTTCACAGGTCCACACACTGTGACACATTGCAAGGATATTGCATTTGTGCAACATATTTTATATAATGTTGCATGGATCCTTCTCGACGACAAGCACAGGCACATATTATTAAGGTGTATCGACGAGACCTCCACCCACATTTTTGGCCGACCCCCTCTCTCATGGTATTATGTAGCTCTTACACAAAACAGTAAAAATAATTGGTTGACATAATTAACCAAATAAGCTTAATTTACAAATATCAAAAGAGAGGATATTTATATGATTTATGAGAGTGGAGACAAGGAGAGCATATGGAAGGATTGTTAACAACTAAGCAGTTATGTGAGTTATTGTCTGTAAGTAGACAAGCAGTATATAAGTGGAGAAAGAGTGGACTACCAGTAGCTATAGATAATTCTGGTAGAGGTGGTAAACTAATAAGATACGATTGGAGAGAAGTCATTGAGTGGTTACAAGAAAGAAAGTAAGAGAGATCCTAAATGGTTTGTTAAGAAAAGGACTAAGTCAGGTATATATATAACTATAGCTGAAGGTAACACCAGGAAGGACATAATAGATAAGTTAAAAGCAGATAGTGAAACATACTATCAAAAGAGAGAGGTAAAGGATGGCAAAGAGATACACTGATACTGATATTTATCATAAAGAATGGTATCATGAGTTAGATGTAAAGTATAAAGCATTCTGGGATTACATATGTAGAACATGTAATCATGTAGGCATATGGAATGTTAATATGAGATTAGCATCATTTTTAATTAATTGTACTTATACTAAAGATGAAGTATTGAATGTATTTGGCAATAGAATTATAATACTTGAAGATGATAAATGGTTTTTGCCTAAATTTATTAAATTTCAATATGGAGAAAACTTAAATCCTAATAATAATGTACATAAATCTGTAATTGCTATGATAGAAAAGTATGAACTAGATGATATCTTAAACAACCCAGACCCTGATCAGACCCTAGGCAGACCCTTAGCAGATCCTAAGCAGGACCTAGCTAGAACCAAAGCAGATGCTAAAGATATATATAAAGATAAAGATATAGATAAAGATAAGGATAAAGTAAAAGAAAAAGTAAAAAAAAGAAAAAAACCTTTTAAGATACCTAATATGGAAGAAGTAATAACATACTTCAAAGAAAAGTCTTATGTAGATCCAGAGTTGCAAGGACAGAAGTTTTGGAACTTTTATGAAAGTAAGGATTGGATGGTAGGTAGAAACAAGATGAAGGATTGGCATAAGTCTGCTGCTAATTGGAATTTATCTAATAAACCAACAAGTAACAGGAAAGCTTATATACAAAGCAGTCATAAAGCAGGAGTTGTAGAATGGTAAGTTATATACCACATCCTGGAAAACAAACTGAATTTTTAAAAGACACTGCAGACTGGGTATTCTATGGTGGAGCAAGAGGTGGTGGTAAATCACTGATGTTATCCTGGAAAGCAGCACTAACACCTAGGAGATGGCATTATGAGCATAATCGTAAAATACTTAGTAAAGAAGAAGTCAAAGAGCTTAGGAAGCAAGGTAAAAAGCCAGAGCTTGTTATTGAACGAATATCAATTGACTACCCTGACTTTATCGCCTTACTTGTTAGAAGGACATACCCACAACTTGAAAGAAACCTTAAGCCTGAGTGTGATAAGCTATACAAGTTGTATGATGCCAGTTGGCAAGAAAGAAATAAATGCTACCAGTTTCCCTCAGGTGCCAAGGTTTATTTAGTACATTGTCAGGATAGAAGAGCTTTAGATAACTATATTGGTGGTAACTATAATTTTATTGGCATAGATGAAGCGAATCAGTTTCCTGAAAGTTGGGTAGATGAGTTATCTACATCTGTAAGAACAGATAATGCTGACCTTAAACCACAGATTTGTTTAACATCAAATCCAGGAAATGTAGGGCATATATGGCTAAAGAAAAAATTTGTAGATAGATGTCCACCAGTTGAAGATGGGTTTGTTCATTCTACAGATTTTGATGTAGATTATGCTAGGTTAACTTCAGGTGAAAAATACTATGATGAAGAAGGAATCACATGGAAATTTATTCCAGCCACAGTATTTGACAATCCCACCTTGTTGAAAAATGACCCAGCCTATGTCAAGAAGCTAAAGAAACTAAATCCAATATTAAGGGCAATGTGGCTAGAGGGTCGGTGGGATGTCTTTGCAGGAACCTACTTTGACAATTGGAATCCTATGCACCATATACTTTCGAAGTCTGAATTTAAAGTAGATAAGGATCTAAAGCAAAAATATACTTTGTTTAGATTCTACGATTATGGAACAAAGGCTCCATTTGTATGCTTATTTGCTGCAGTGGATCGTAATGGGGATATGATAATTTTTGATGAAATTGTCGAAACAGGTTTATCTGCTTCTAAACAAGCACAAATGGTTAATGAGTACACCTGGAAGAAATATAAACTCAAGCCTACAGATTTTGATGATGATATTGCTGATCCTGCATACTGGACCAAGCACTCTGAAAAAGAAGGTGCACTTTATAGTCCTGCTGATTTCTATGGAGATGAAAGCATATTTTTATCGAGGGGTAACAATGATAGAAAAGCTAAGGCAAAAATAGTGTATGAAGGCCTAGAAGTACCAGATGAAGGTAATGCAAAAATAAGATTTACAGAAAATTGTAGTTATTGTTGTGAAACTATTCCTAACTTACCTGCAGCAGAATTGAACCCAGAAGATGTTGATACTAAGTCTGAGGATCATGCTTTTGATGCACTTGCCTATGGTGCACTTAAAGTATTACCTACAAAAACTGGTAGAGAAAAACAAGAAAAGGGTTGGAGATATAAGTTATTGAATAAAATATCAGGTGGAAGTTTAAATTGGAAAACATCATAAATGTCTAAATCTTATTCAGGAACAATAAGTAAACCTGCCGACAAAGTTCTAAAAGCATTTGATTATGCTCGTGATTCATTTCAAGAAGCAAGAACAGAATCAGAAAGAGCAGTTAGGTATTTAAATAATGATACCTGGACAACAGATGAAAAAACAAATGCTAAGAAATACAAAAAGCCTACATTAAAATACAATATAATAACACCTATTGTATCTACACTTGTAGGTAATGAACAACTAAATCGTAGACAAGCTAGATTTAAACCTACAACTATATCTAGTGTTAATGTATCTGATATAGTTCAAGGAAGATGGAATGCAATAGCAGATGAACAAGACTTTGAAGATAAATTGCAAATTGCTTTCATTGATGCATTGACTACAAAGCTAGGTGGATGGATAGAAAGATCCTATGAGGTAAACGAAGAAGGTTATTTAGAATTTAAATATGATGTAGTAAATAATTTTAGAGTACATATAGATCCAGAAACAAGGGCAAATGATTATAGGCTAAAACATTGTAGATGGATTATAAAAGAAGGCTGGGAGCCATTAGATGTTATAGCAGAAAAATATGGAGTAGATCCAAAAGACGAAAAGCAAGAACGAAGTTTATGGTGGTGGAATCAATTATCTGATACTATACGAAGAATGACAGACAGAGTTTATAGTAATAATTTAGAGCATTATGACAAAGAAAATGGTAGGTATCGTGTTCTTGAAATGCAGGAAAGAAAAATAAGCAAAATGGTTACAACATTTGATGGTGTAAACTATGAAATGATAGAAAAAAAATCTTTTGCTTCGCAAAAGAAAGAGAATCCTGCACTATCTATTGTAAAAGAATTTGATAAAGAAGTAATACATATTACAACTATAATACCATATTTCAAAAATTTAGTTGTATTGGATGAAGAAGCCAAAGGAAATAATGCTAATTTTGATTGTTTTCCTGTATGGAGTTATAATTATAATGTGCAAGTGAATGAACAAACTTCACTAGTAGATTTATTGTTAGATATACAAGATGATGTAAACAAATCAAAATCACAAGTTAGAGATTATGTAACACAGATATTATCTGGTGGTGTATTTATCGATAAACGAGAGAAAGAAACGATTAAAGCTCTAAAAGAAAAAGGTAATCAGCCGAACATGGTATATGAGCTAAACAATCCAGCCATAACTCCTCAAAGACTGGGTCCAGGCTCAGTGCCACCAGATATTCTTACTAATGCAGAAAACTCAGTACAATATGCACAACGAGTATCTTTAGTATCAGAAGCTATGAAAGGTGAGACAGCTAGGTCTGGAGAGTCAGGTGTGTTGTTTGAGCAAAAAGTACAACGAGCTGCTGCAGCTATAAATCCATATTTTAAAAATTTATCTAGAATAAGAAAAGTATTAGCAGAAGATTTTGTAGATAATTTTAGTTTTGTATATGCTGAACAAGACAGAATTTTAAGATTAAAGCAAGATAATTTATATCAAGAAGTTATAGTAAATTTATATAATGCAGGAACAATATTAAATAATGTAAAAAATCCATCTGTATATGTAGAGCTTGACGAAGGAGAAGATAATATTACAAATATTGAAGATAACTTTAATAGAATGATTGCTTTGACAAATGTAATAGGACAAATTAATCCAGCATTTGTAGATATAAGAACATTAGTAGAATCAGCACCTATTAAAGGCTCAGATCAAATGGTTGCATATATAGATCAAGTAATGCAATCACAACAAGAACAAGCAGGACAAGAAGCAGAATTTGCAAAACAGCAACAAGAACTAAGCAATGCAAAACAAGTTTTAGATAATATGAAAGTTCAAAGAGGAATGTTGAACGATGAAGAAAAATTAAGGATGGAATCTAAAAAAATGGAAATAGGTAACCAAAGAAAGGTTAAATAAATTGTCAAACAAAAGTAAAACATATAAAAATTTACTAAAAAGAATAGGTGTATCTGGTTTTAATAAACCAAAGAGAACACCAGGACATCCTACTAAATCACATGTTGTAGTAGCTAAAGTAGGAAATAAAGTAAAAACAATAAGATATGGACAGCAAGGTGTGACTGGAGATAAAACTAATACACCAAGAGCACAGAATTTTAGAGCTAGACATGAAAAAAATATAGCAAAAGGTAAAATGTCAGCAGCCTGGTGGGCAAATGACACAAAATGGAGAGCATAAATGCATTCTTTATATCATAATATAAACAAAAGAAAAAAAGCAGGAACAAGTAGACCTAAATCGAAATCTACAATAACAGCAGAATCATATGCTAATATGAAAGCTGGGTTTCCTAAATCTAAAAAAAATAAAAGCAAAAAAGCAAAATCATACAGAAAGATGATGAAAAAGAAGTATTAATGATAGATACATTAAGAACAGCAGCAGTAGGAATAACAGGTAGTGCATTGCATTGGACAGAATATGTGCCACCTATAATGAGTGCATTAGCAGCATTAGCTACATTAGTGTATATGTTAATTAAAATAAATAAAGAGTTAGAATGAGTATAGATAATCCAATAATAATGCCTATGCAAAAAAAAGGTGAAGAAACAATTAAAACACCAATAAATACAAGGGGAAAGTCCCTTCGAAATATTTATGATGTTAAAGTAAATCGCATAATTAAAAAGAGGAAAAAATAATGGAAGAGAATATTAATCAAGAAGGAGCTGATCAAAAATACCAAGCAGAGCTATCAGAACTTGAAAAAGGTACTAGCAGTGAAACACCAGTAGAGTCTACTGAGTCAGATTCACAGCTAGTAGAAAAGGATGGTGAGTTTTACTTGTCAGATGAATCGAGTGATGTGGAGTCTGAAACAGAACCTGCTGAGGGAGAAACTGTTGCAGATGAAATTAATCAAGATGTAGCCACCACCCAAGTAGATGAAAACGACATCTATGCTAATAAAACTCGTGAAGAGATTATCGAGATGCATCAAAATGCCCAGAAAAAAATGGGAGAACAGGGAGATGAGCTTGGTCAATTACGAGAAATAGCAAGAAATACAGATGACCTTACAGATGAAGAAGTGTTTGAAAGACTAACTGCTGATGATATAGCAGAAGGTTTAAAAGCTGAAAAACAAAAGCTAGATGAAATAGATCCTTATGATATAAAAGCTCGTGAAGAACAACAAGACCTAATACGAGAAATCGAAAATGATCTAATTACTAAAAGGACTCAGGAAAATATAGCAAGTAGAATGAACAGCAGAGATAACCAACAGTTTATTAGTCAACAAAAACAAATTTTCAAAAATCAAGGCATTGATATTTCAGATGAAGATTTCAATTATGTTGCTGAGAATGCAAATCAATACAAAGAAGATGGATTATTAACAGAAAAGTCTTTTCACAAATCGCTAGTAGATCGTTTTGGTTTAGAGCATGTTGTGAAAAATCTTACTATGTCAGGTGAAAGAAAAGCTAGAGCTGATATACAAAAGGCAGCAGCCAAAACTACTGAAAAAGTAGATGTAAAAGGTTCTGGTAAAGCATCTAAGCTTATCAAAATCTCTGACCTTGGTAGAGGGGAAATGCAAAAAACACTAGATAATTTATCTTTAGATGATTTGAAAAAACTCAGAAAGCAATATTTAAATAAATAATTAACTGGAGAATCAAATGGAAACGAATCAAAGTTTTATAGCTAATGTAGAGATTCTAAATTCTTTATTGAAAAAAGAATCTTGGTATAATACTTTCTTTGCTAAGTTTTCTGGAAATGTTGACATTTCTGTAGAAGATAATGGAAACACAGTATATACTCCCTCAGGAAAACCAATTGAAATTATGAGTGCATTCATACAAGAAGGTCGTGACAATATGTTAATACCTTTCTTAAATGACTTGTCTGGTTCACCTGTATATGGAGATACTGTTCTAAAAGGAACTGGTGAAGATCAATCAATGAGATGGTTAAGAGCATATGTTAACCAATATAGAAAAGCTGTTATGAAAAAGTCAGGCTCTATGTCAGAACAAAGAGCTAAAATATATAAGCTTTATGACGAAGCTAGACCAGCTTTAGCTAAATGGTTTACTAAATGGGAAAACCAATCAATCTTTCAAACATTTTATGAAGGTGTGTCACCTAACTTATCAGTAGGCACATCATCTGATGGTTTAGGATTAGTAAGAAGATATCATCCAAATTGGTATGGTAATATTAGTGAAGCTTTAACAGCTATTGGTACAGAAAAAACATTTAAAACTAATGCACAATTAGATACAGCTATAGGCATGACTGCTGCTACAGCAGGTACTGTAACACATAGTTTAACATCTGCATTGTTAAGATCGCTTAGAGTTAAATGTATGGAGCTCAAAATACCACAAATGGTAACTAAAAATGGTGTTAAATATTGGGCACTTTTAGTGCATCCAAACCAAATGAAAGCATTGCAGACTGATACAGATTATGTAGCAGCACAAAGAAATGCATTTATGGGTTCTGGATCTATGCCTGAGATGGAAGGTATGGCAGGACACTATGCTGGTTTCTGTATCTACGAAGACATTGTAGGTATTAGAGAGTGGGATGAAGCTGGATATTTCTTCGGCTCAACTACATCATCTAGATTTGAACCATCTGAAGTTACATTGCATGGTGATGCAGGTGGTAAAAGAATCTACAATGCAATTGTATTTGGTAATTCTTGTATGGGTAAAGGTATTGCAAAAGACCTTCACTTTACAAGTGAGGTCGATGACCATGAAAACACAATTGAAATTGGTGGTGCAGCTATTAATGGTTATAATCGTAATGAGTATGTATTAGAAGCAGTAGCAGGTAAAGCATCTGGTGGTGGATCTAGCGATGCTTATTCTACTGGAAATGCTTCTGAAACAGATGCTTCAGCGATTGCAACACTAAACACAAGTTCGCTTATTTTAGCTACTTGTGAAACACCATAAGGAGGGATGAATAGATGAAAAGTAGTCAATTATTCAAATCAGCTGTTCCTAATAAATTGGAACTAACAGCAACCCATAGTGGTGATGGTACAGCTACAGCTTTTTTGTATGGAGATGTTATAGAAGTTAACTGTGTAGATGTTGGATCGTCTGAAACAGTTACAGTAGCAACTCCATTCAAGTTTGAAGTTGTAGATTACTTTATGAGGGTAACAAATGGTCAAAATGTAACAAGTAAAACAATGACACTGAAAAATGGCTCAACAGCTATTAGTTCAGCATTGGCAGCTTCTACAGATAAAGGCTTTGTTAGACCTACAACTATGGATTCTGCACAAGCTACATTCGAAGGTGGAGATGATGATCTGGTTTTAGCATCATCAGCACATGGAGATGGTGATCAGGTACATTATTTAAAAATAATTGTAAAATAATATGCCTTAGGAAAATACAGGGGGATGATGTAAAGCTCCCAGAAATGGACAGGTGTTCATCCCCCAATGTATTGTTTAAAATTATAAAAGTTTAAATGGATAAGAAAGGATAAAATGTCAACAGGAAAACTACAAAATTCAGCACAAGCAGCTAGTAATATTTCTTTAGGACAAGTTGGCTCAGGTCACTTAGCTGCAACAGAATCAGCAACAGGAATACCTGCTAATTCAGCAATTGTAGCTATCACAATGTGTGAAGATACAACATTTACAACATTAACACAAGAAGATGCTAAATTTATAGGAACAGGTACATCTACTTATGGCAACTCATTAGCTAATACTGATACTATAGCTGGTGGCATAACTATATTTGGTAGATGGTCAGCAGTTACAGTTAATACTGGATCCTGTATATTTTATTTAGGCTAAAATGTTAGGATTATCAGCATCTCTTAGCAAAGCTTCAGTAACATTATTATCTTTTTTTAAAGATAACCTTAAACTATTCTTTGACTTTAAAAATACAGACCTTGAGCATGTAGGCACAGGTAGTGCTAATTTTGTAGCAAGTAGTAGTCAAAGCCTTACTATTCCCACAGCAGTATTGGATGATGCATCTGCATTTACAATAATGGCATGGGCAAAAAAAGGTTCTTTAGGAGATGCTGATGGACTAGTAATTTGTGGAAATGCTACTGCAGGATTTTATTATAGAGGTGTAAATGCTACAAGTATCACTGCATCAGTAGCTTTGGATGGTTCTAATGCAGTTGTTACAACTAGTAGCTTTACTGATACAACAGATTGGATGCATTTTGCATTAACATATGATGGCTCTACAGTTACCTCATATGTCAATGGTGAATCAAAAGCAACTAACACATCAGGAAGTGGTGTAGTTACTAGTGGCTCTACTATAAATAGAATAGGAGAATATGGTACTACTTTTCATAATGGAAAATTAAAAAACTTTGGAGTATGGCATAGAGCTTTAAATGTATCTGAAATACAAAATGTTATGTTTAAAACATATTCAGAATTGAAAGGTAGTGAATTAACACATTTGCAATCTTGGTATGCATTAGAGTCTTCTACATTAAGTGGCAGTGATGCTACAGGCAATAATGATATAACTGCTAACAATAATACTGTAACATTTACAAATAGTATATATGGTGGTAATACCCCAACAAAACCAAGAGGAGTAGATAATTCTAAAGCAACATTAGCAGACCAAATAGGTAGTGGTAGTGCAAGTTTTGATGGCGATGATGATTATATAGATTGTGGACTTATAGATTTTGATACTAATGATGTTTCAATAGTAGCTTGGTATAAAGCAAATGCCTTTGATGACCCCAATGCAGCAATAGTAAATAATAGAGATAGTGATACAAGTACAGGTAAAAAAGGAATACAAATTAGAGTAGATAGTGGTGGAGATGATATTGAATTATTTACAGATTGTGGAGGTACTACTTTTTCAACAAAAACTGATTCATTTGTTCCTGTTGTAGGAGTATGGACACATGTTGCAGCTACAATAGATAGAAGTGCATTGCAAAGCTTATATATTAATGGAGCATTACAAGCTACTACTAATATTTCAGGAGAATCATCTACAGATTTAACAAATACTGATAATTTTGTAATAGGTAGAGATGAGGGTTCTAATTTTTTTAATGGCAATATAGCTCAAGTAGGTGTATGGGTAGGTAGAGTATTGACTCAAGAAGAAATACAATCAATAAGTCAAAAACAATATTCAGAATTAACAACTAGTGAAAAAACTAATCTTACATCTTGGTGGGGATTAGATGAAGTATTTTTAGGTTCAAATACAAGAACAGATTCTCATTCAGCTACTTTTTATGATAGAGGACAAATAGTAGAAGATAAAGCAGGTACATTATCAACAATTTTAGTAGATAACTATGACACTTTAGATAATTGGGAAGAACTAAATGCAAATAGTTCTTTAAGTAGAAATGCAGATGGTAATTTAGTAATTACAGCTAGTGGTGGTAGTGCAGGTGCAAGATTAAAGTCTAGTTTTACAACATTAGAAACAAATACAATGTATTTAGCAGAACTTGCTGTTGCAGGTGGAACTGATACTTCTATTTATTTTAGATTAGATGATGAAGCCTTTGCAGGTGTTCAATATGGAAATGGATACATGACTCCAGCTACAAATGACCAAGAATTTCCTATATCAAATACAACTCCTGAGTGTGTGGCATATAGATTTAAATCAGATTCAACTAATACAGGTCTGTATGTTACAATAGGAAATATAGATGATGGAAAAACTGCAATAATAAAGTCTTTTAAACTCTATAAAATAGTATCAGGAAATTATGGAGTTCTTACAGATGCTTAATGATAAAAGGATTATATAATGGCAAAAGATGGACCAAATATAGTATCAAATAGTACAGCAGCAACATTTGGAAACTCTCCACAAAAAACAGGAGAACCTGTAGATAGATTAAGTATATATTCAGGCAAAGGATTAGATTTTGATGGGGTTTCTGATTATTTAGTAACTCCTATATGGTATCATATTAATTCAACTGCAGGTAATTATACAATAGCATGTTGGGTTAGGATAAATAGTGCTCCATCTAATAATTATAAAGCTCATTGGGCAAGAGATGATGGTTATATTTACCATGTTCCAGCAGGTAGTCTTTCAAATTTATCTGTAAGGGTGCGATTAGCTGCTCCTGATGGTTCATGGGCATTACAAGCTTCAAGCACTGAAGCTCAAGTTTTAGGTGTATGGGCAAGAATTGTAGTTACATATGAATATGGCAATGAAGTTAAAATTTATATAAATGGAAAATTAGATAGTACACATTCAGTTACATCTGATTTACAAACTGGATATGGCATTGCAAATATTGGAGGACATGGAAGTTCAGGTAATTATGGAGATATGTCATTATCAGATTGGCAATTATGGACAGGAGCAAATTCAGTATGGTCTTTAGCAGATGTTCAATATGATTATTTAAATCCTGAAAAATTAGCAACAGAAAATGCATCTACATCATTAACTATATCTGATTTAACAAGATGGCATCCTATGAATGATACAGGAATAACTAATCCACAAACAGTTGTATTTGATGGTGCAGGTACTAATAATACTACAAAAAATCATGCTGCTACTACTTTTTTTGGTGATGATTTATTAGCTAGTGCAAATGGAGATTTATCATCTTGGGCAGATTCAGATAGTATAAATACTTGGACACAAAAAGATTCAAACCATAATGGTGGTGGAGGTGTTATTTCACAAGTTGGTTCAGGTGAGTCAAGTGGTGGTTCAGGTACAGGTTCTGCTAATTTTCATACATCAAGTCCTGTAAGTATGTTTATTAGAAGTGGAAGTATATTTGATATAGGTAAAACATATTCTTTTACAGTAGAAGTTTCTCAATATACTAGTGGCACAATAAGAATTACAGGTGGTTCAGATACACACGACTTTACATCTTCAGGTACATTGACAGGAACTTTGACACCAACTACAAATAGTTATATAACTATTCAAGGTTCTGATGTAGCTAAATTTACTATTGATAGTGTAGTTGTTAAAGAGATAGGTATAGCAACAGGATGGACAGATGCAGACCAACAACAAACTATACCACAAACAGCATTTATGGATGGTTGTGTCAAATTAGTAGGACCTGAAAATAATTCTAGTAATGTTTCACCTCATTTTACATTAGATAGTACAGGAACAACTACAAGTGGTACTGCTTATTCAGTATCAGCTTGGTTAATAAGAACTACAACTCCAGGAGCTACAGATAATTATTTAATAGGTCATCTTTCTACAGATAGAATATATTTTGCTAGTGCTACACAAGTATTTTGGAAAACAGATAATACAGGAACTACTATAAATCTTGGAGTTACATTAGAAGCTAATGTTTGGGAGTTTTGGACATTTGTAAGTGATGGTGGCACAAAAAGAATATATAGAAATGCTCAAGAATTAGTTACATCATCTCAATCTCCTAGTAATGGATTTGATTATAGCCTTATAGGTGTTGGATTAGGACAAGAATCTACTACTGGCTTTGAAGGTATAATAGATGAATTAGCTATATGGGATACAATTTTATCTCCTACAGAAGTAACAGAATTATATAATAATGGATTGCCATTAAATGCTACTAAACATTCTAAATACACAACAAGTGCATCAAATTTAAAAGCATATTGGAAAAACAATCATCTAAATAGTGATGGTAAAATGAAAGACCAAGTTGGCAGCAATCATGCTACTATAACTGAAACAGGAGATAGTTTTGAAAAAATATTCTTTCAACAAGGAGTAACAGCTAATCTATGCACACAAGGTTATTCTAATAATATAGTTCATCCTAGTAAAGGAGCTACTTACTCTAATGGAGTTTCTGATTATATGGATTTAAATAGAGATATAGAAATAGAAGGTGACTTTATGGTAATGTTTTGGTTTAAAGGTGATCCAAGTGATACTCCTTATTTGTTTGGAGCTGGGAATTTAGATTATCTTAGAATTACTGATGAAGATACATTGTTGCTTAAAATGAATAATACCAATGAAACTATAGATTTAGAAAGTGGTACAGACATTGGAGTGGAGCAATGGCATCATATTGCTATAACTAGAACTGGTGCTAGTGGAACTATAAAAATTTATTTTGACAATGTAGCACAAACTACAGATACAGAAGTAAGTACAGAAACTTTAAAAATTAGAACATTAATGAGAAAAGGATTAGGTAGTGGCAATTATGGTAAAGGTATGATTGATGATTTTTATGTATATGATAATTTTAATGAAAATGCAATTAATAAAAATTATAAACATGGCAAAAGCCAACACAAGAATAGTTAGGAGTATAGATGGCACATTATGAAATGTATATATGTTTAAATAAAGCAACTTATGAAAGTGCAA